TTCGAATTAGAATTCCCTGATAAACACTTCGTATTTCCTTACGTATTAGTTTCTCAGTCTGGAGCTCAAGCTCGTATTATGAAAGCACCTGAAGCAGTAGGTTCAAACTGGAAGTACACTTTACAAGTTGTAAGTCCTTCTGTAACCGCTTCTATTCCTGCAACTGACTGTGTAGCTGGGTCTCTTTGGGCTCAAATGTATGCACCAGTAGGAGTTGATTTCTCTCGTGGAAATGCTTCGAATTGGGATACACCAGGTTTAGTTCGTAACAAATTAACTACAGTTCGTAAGTCTTACCACATGTCTGGTAATGCTAAAGACTTCGTAGCTGAATTTGCTTTACCTACTAAAGGTGGTTCTACAACTAAATTGTGGATGGATTACGAAGAGTACTTACACATGCTTGACTTCAAAGAAGAGTGTGAGATGTACTACTGGTATGGTCAAAAATCTTATGATTCAAATGGGCACACCCAAATGAAAGATGAGAATGGTCAACCTGTAATCGTAGGTCCTGGATTACTAGAACAAGTAATCAACAAGGATACTTACTCTACAATGACTGAGGCTAAACTTAAAAATATTATTGGTGACTTATTCTACGGAATGACTGACACTGCTAATAAGCAAGTTACCCTTTACACTGGTACCGGTGGTGCCCGTGAATTTGATGAAGCTCTTAAAAATCACTTTGGTGGTGCTACTAATACTTGGAAAGTTTCAAGTGGAGATAGCCGCTTTATCACAGGATCTGGTCGTAACTTAGGTTTGACTGGATACTTTAATTCGTATGAGCATATGGATGGTCACGTAATCAACGTAGTTAAATTACCTATGTTCGATCACGGTGCTGTTGCACAAGCTCGTGCTAAACACCCAGTAACAGGGTACTCACTTGAATCTTACCGTATGGTATTCGTTGATCAATCTAACTATGATGGTCAGAATAACTTACAAATGATCTCTAAGAAAGGTCGTGAATTGATGAGATGGTGTGTAGCTGGTTCTGTTGTACCTCGTGGATTTGATTCTAGTTCTTCTAGAGCATCTGACGTGGATGGTGCATCTGTACACATGTTGAAGACAGCAGGTATCGCGCTTAAGCGTTTTGATACTTCTATCGACATCACGTGTGTGGCTTCATAAAGGCAATTCGTTGCGGTTTACATATATTGGTTTTTGGTTAGGTTGTGGGGGCTAGTCCCCCACATCTTTAACTTTAAATATAGGAGAGCTATTCTTTCCCCCTATTAACAAATTAAATTAAAAGAACTGAGAAGTTATGAGTAAAAAAGTATTTATTAGGCGTAAGGAAGTTAATAACCACCTACCTAAAGAAGTTCAAGCTGAGGCAATATCAAGACTCAGTAGTGTTTATGTAAATAGACAACCTTTGAAAGGGCTGAGTCCCTCAGAAGAAAAAAAATTAATGGAAGGCATTTTAGATGTTAGCCCCTCACACAATGACTGGCCAAAACATTCTAAAGAATTCTGGGCAGAGATGTCAATACCTGTAGGATTTACAGGAGTAGAATTAGAGATTGGGTTAAATGAAGATGGCTCTCCGATTAGTATTATGGATTACCTTAAATACCAATTCGCAGTTAAACATCCTCACGTAGCTCTTACAGAAGAAGAGATGACAAAAGACTTTGCAAAAAGATTTTACATCCAAGATTTAACAAGAGAAGATAAAGTTAAAAATACAGAGATCCAATTCAAGAAGGATGCAGATAAAGAGTTTATTAAGCTCTCTAGCACACCTAAGAATATGAGAAGAGTATTACGACTTATGGCAAATACAAATCCTGATAGAATGACTGACGAGCAAGTTGAAAATGCTCTTTATGAAATTAAGGATTCTAAAACTAAAAAATTCTTAAACATCGCAAGAGACAAGAATTTAGAAGTAAAAGCAGAAATTGAAGAGTTAGTTACAGCAAGTGTACTTCGTAAAATTGGAAACCAGGTTATCTTCATTGATGAAGTGATAGGGAATACATTAGAGGATGCAGTTGTTTTTCTAAAAGATAAAAAGAATTCAGGAACGTTGACAGTTCTTAGAGCAAAGCTCAAAGAATTGGCACTTTAATAGAATAATGGATTAATGGATATAGCAAATATGCATATAGCTGTTCAGCATGGAGTGGATAAGATTAATTCATTCCAAGCTGACAGTCTGCTTTCTGAAGAAATAGACCTAGAGTTAAATAAATCTATTATGCGATTTGTAAACTTAAAGTACGGCAAGAACAATATGTACGGCCAGGGCTTTGAGGAATCACAAAAACGCATAGACGATTTACGCAGTTTAGTGGTCTCGTATGAAGAGCTTGTCTATTTCAAAGAACGTAGAATATTAAAGTTTAGAAATTCTAGTAGTTTTTCTACAAACTCTTCTTTTCTATATGTAGATAAATTTGAAATACCTTCAGATTATCTATACCATATATCTAGTTATTGTAACTCTTTTGTAAGTTCTACTTGCAAGAAAGATGTTAAATTTGAGTTAGAGCAATTATCTGGAGAAAAAATACTAGTACGAATAAAGTTAGATGCACTAAGAGTTACGGCCCCAGGCGGAGCAAGCTTAGGATGGGTACCTACTATTAATCTTACGCACGGAGCAACTCCAGTAGCAGGTTTGGATGAAATTGATTTTTCTGACACCTCAACTATTGAGAATATAGGGACTTCGTTTTCAATGCCTATTTGGGAGGCTACCAATAGTGAGGATTTCGCAGGAACAGTTCAGGATGTTACTTCTGGCGGTGATGGAGGAGTAATTAACTGGTCTGGAACCCCCGAAGTAGGAGTATCTGCAACTGGTTACCCTCTAGGACCTCCTGGAACAAACTATTGGTATGTTATACCATCTATGGTCGGGGTTGCTAATCATGTATATGAATCTCTCATACCTGATCCAAGTGGTACCTATACAAATCAAATTATAGACTCTGTGATAACAAACCCTATAGATGGGGTAGACAGTTATTATGAGCAGTACCTAGAACTAAATGCGCCAGGAACTTTTTTCTTTGTTATAGATACAAATGTATTTAATTACGTTGTACTTCAAGAGGATGCTAATGTAATAACGCAAGCTTTAACTGATGTTGAGTATTCTGTAAATGTAACTACTTCTACAGTAGATGCTAATACTAATGGATATACATCCGCTAATACTTTTTCAACAATAGCTATTATACAATATGAGGTTTCCCTATCCTTATCAGGTACTCATCATAATCAATATATAGGAACTAGAGATCCAAATATTCCTTACGGGTATCCTGGAGGAGTAATATCTGATCCTATAACCACTGAAGTATCAACAGATGTTGTGTTTTCTAATATAACAGATTTAAGTGCTTACCCAGGAATAGGAGAGGCAAACAACTTAGTCGTTGACAGCCCAGTAAATAGACTTTCTTACCCGTTTTCATATGAATATCTTTTAGATGCAGGGTTAAAAAGAGTACTATCAGACGAATCAGTTAATCCTGATATTTTAAATAGTGAATATTGGGATGGTATTCACTCGATAGGCATGCGGTTTGCAGGGGTATCTTCGCCTATCAAGTACATACAGCATGATGATATTTTAACTATGTTAAAAGACCCATTTAATAAACCTGATATGGATACCATACTAGGATTATTTGACACTAACTCTATAAATGTATATACTCTAATTGAAGGAACTAAAGCTAGTCCGTTAACGGATGTTAATTATGTAGACGTTCTTCCTTACAGTATTAAACTAACATACCTAAAAAAGCCTAAACAAGTATCTTTAGGTTTTAATCACAGTTCTGACTTACCTCAGCATACGCACGAAGAGATCGTTGCAATGACGGTAAGTGGAATCTTAGAGGGGATTTCAGATCCTCGCTACAAGTCTCAGTTAAATGAGGCAAGTAAACATGAATAGTAATAATTAAAATTAAATCAAAATGGCAAGACATTTGATAATCGGCGCAGAAGCCGCAGCAACAGTTACAGCAGCAACAGGTGCAGTAGCAGCAGGTGGTGTAATGATTCAAAAAGAAAGTGCAGATGGACCTACAGCCCTAGTAATAGGAGAGTCAGTAGCTGATGCACCAAGAATTCGCTTCGCTCAAGGGCATGCAAGCGGTAACCGCTTCTCTCCATGGGTTGACGGACGTAACATAGTTAACTGGTCAGGACAATCTGAAGCGACCCCGCTAGCTTGTACAGTAACTGATACTATTGCAGGAACATCAGCAGCGATAGGAACTTTAGTATTAAAGTTTGTAAGAAAAGGCGGGACATACCCAGAATTCTTTAGTTTCTCAACAACTATTGGAACATCAGCAGATCCTACTAAGGCGGATTCAGCTACAGATCTAATAATCCAATCAGCTTTTGAAGATGCTGCATTAGTAAAGCCGGATTGGTTAAAGCCAACGGTTAATGTTTCAGCGGGTGCAACAGTTGTATTTTCAGGAGCATTAAGAGGCGATGTAGCTCAAAGCGGAAACGTTTGGGAAGAAGGACCAGCAGTTATTGAACTTATTGTAGAAAGCTACGATGGGGGAACACAAACTCATACAGCTTCTGTATCACAAAATCCTGATCCAGGTGTAGGCGATGGTAACTTACTTCGTAAATTAGAAGGAGATTTACAAGGTATTAGCGCAGGATATTATAATAGAGTACAACTTCCTAATGCTCCGGCATTAGCAGCAGTTGCAGCTACTAATTACGATGTGTGGAATATTGTAGCTACTAAAGACGGTAGTACATCTTCTTCTATTAACGGTGTAGATAATCTTATTGAAATTATGGTAGCTAATACATCAGGTTCAGGTACCAATGCTTTAGCATTTGAAAACGCTATGAACGCATACTGTGGTTCTATAGGGTTTGCACCAGTAGTACTTTAGTAATAACTTTTAAAAAATAAATAAAATGGCATATCCTAAATTAATGACAGCAAAAGCTGTTTATGACTTCGGCATAGACGAAGGAGCTGTATCAACTATCACTCCCGCGAATGGAGGAGTAGTACCAAACAACGCTATCATCACTAAAGCTTATTCTGTAGTTACTACAGCAATGGCTGGTTCT